TTTTGTCGTAATGGGCATATTGCCCAGGTTGTAATGCATCATGAAGTCTCAAAATATAATGTTCGCAGGTGCAGATATTGTGGAAGCACAGAATTTACGGCACCACAGTTGGAGTGGGACAGCAATAGCTTTGAAAGCGAAGTGCCAAGAGAACCGCTGGGGTATACTTACATAGGCGAAGACAGGGTTTATATCTTTGACGTATCAATGGTAACAAAATGGGAACGCAGAACACCGGACGTAATCAGAAGGTGCATAAACTGCAAAGAAGAATTCACCCTATACGGCGGGGAAATAGACTTCTTTAAAAAGGAAGGGCTTCATCTGCCTCGCCGATGCCCTAAGTGCAGAGAACAGCGCAGGAATGAGCGCAAAAAAGAATACGTAGAGGAAAGGGAATCTGTTTTAACAGCTTAATGGAAATGGAATCAGTTTGGCGGTTCTACTTCTTATAAGAACCGCCATATTATAAATATAAAAGGAAAGAAGGGGAAAAACACCCTGGGGCTTTAGTGGGGTGATGGCAAGATGACTTTATTAAAAGAAATGTGAAAAGATCAAATGGTTGTTTGGTAAAAATTTGAACAAGGAGGAATAAGAAGTTGAATATTCAGGAAGTTTTAAGGTTGCACAAACAATGGTTGGCCCAGGAGGAAGGTGGTTGCTATGCTGACCTGCGTAATGCCGACCTGTGTGATGCTGATTTGAGTAATGCTGACCTGCGTAATGCTAACCTGTGTGATGCTGACTTGTATGATACTGATTTGAGCAATGCCAACCTGCGTAATGCCAACCTGTGTGATGCTGATTTGAGTAATGCTGACCTGCGTAATGCCAACCTGCGTAATGCCGACCTGCGTAATGCCAACCTGTGTGATGCTGATTTGAGTAATGCTGACCTGCGTAATGCCAACCTGCGTAATGCCAACCTGTGTGATGCTGATTTGAGTAATGCTGACCTGCGTTATGCTAACCTGTGTAATGCCAACCTGCGTAATGCCAATCTGCGTAATGCCAACCTGCACTATGCTGATCTGCATAATGCTATCTTGTATGATACTGATTTGAGCAATGCCAACCTGCGTAATGCCAACCTGCGTAATGCCAACCTGCGTAATGCTAACCTGTGTGATGCTGACTTGTATGATGCTGACTTACATAATGCTGATCTTAGTAATGCCAAGAACATTAAAAATCAAAATTCAGCCGACTACATAATGGCACATTTTGATAAAACAAAAGACGGAATTATTGCATATAAAACGTTTAACAATTATCAACAGATTAATCCAAGATGGGTTATCGAAGAAGGATCTATAATAGAGGAAAATGTTAATTATAATCGCACGAATGAGTGTGGTTGCGGTATTAATGTTGCTACAATGGATTGGGTTAAGACAAATGGATGTCAAGGAAAAGATATTTGGGAATGTTTAATTAAATGGGAGTGGCTTTCTGATGTGGTTGTGCCATACCACACAGACGGGAAAATCAGAGCTGGCAGGGTGCAGCTAATACGTAAAATTTAGAATAAGGAGGAGTATGAAGTGAATATCCAAATAGTTTTGGAGTTACACAAGCAGTAGTTGAGAGACGAGGGTGGCCGCCGTGCTGACCTGCAGGGCGCTGATCTGCAGGAGGCCGAACTGGGGGGGGCTTTATGAAATGGAAACAAATGTCGTAATACTTGGCGATTGCCTCGATGTTTTACGCGAACTACCAGACAACAGCATAGACAGCGTGGTAACTGATCCGCCGTATGGTCTCTCAAAAGAGCCGGACATCGAGGAAGTGTTGACGAAATGGCTTGCCAGAGAGGATTACGTCCATCGTGGCGGGGGCTTCATGGGCAAGTCGTGGGATTCATTCGTGCCGGGGCCGTCCATTTGGCGAGAGGTGTATCGCGTTTTGAAGCCCGGCGGCCATGCGCTTGTATTCGCAGGGACACGGACGCAGGACTTGATGACGATTAGCTTACGGTTGGCAGGGTTTGAGATACGGGATGTGATTGCTTGGCTTTACTTCAGCGGATTCCCGAAATCGTTGGACGTGAGCAAGGCGTTTGATAAGCGGGCGGGAGTTGAGCGCGAGAAAATCGGCGAACGACAAAAGTTAGATACATTCGTTCGGAAAGGCGGTTATGTAGCAGGAGAGGCAGACGCTACTCACTATGATAAGAAAGTAATCGACATTACTGCTCCTGCCACCGACCTTGCCAAAAAATGGAACGGATGGGGAAGCCAGCTGAAACCTGCACATGAGCCCATCATCCTTGCACGGAAGCCTCTGGACGGCACCATCTGCGACAACGTGGAGCGGTGGGGTACGGGTGCGCTGAATATTGATGGGTGTAGGCTCAATACTCTCCCTCGGAAAACAGGAACAAAACCAACAAGCGATNGGCCGACTGGAACTGGGAACACGTTAGTGGGTAGTAGCAAGAACAGACAAGCCGAATACGATATGTTAAACAAAGGCCGCTTCCCCGCGAACTGCGTAACGACGGAGCCGGACGCCTTTTTCAGCAAATATTTCAANATCACGCCGCCGGAACTATCGAAGAAAGCCTCAAGGAAAGACCGCAATAGCGATTAGAAGGGTAACGAGATTAAGGTTGAAGGGAAATTACCTAAACATGTTTTTGGCGATGGGTTTAACAGTGCAACGAAAGTGAGAAAAGACGGTGATGAAGAGGCGATAAGAAATGGTGAACTCCCCGAGGGGCGTTCTTTGTTGAAGAATAATCATCCAACCGTTAAACCAACTGAACTTATGGCGTGGCTGGTGCGGCTGGTCACGCCGCCTGGCGGTATCGTGCTAGATCCGTTCGCAGGTAGCGGAACGACACTTGTGGCGGCAAAGCGTGAGGGGTTCCAATACATCGGCATTGAGCGTGAGGCAGAATACGTGGAAATAGCCAAGGCACGAGTTGGAGAATAGCAGCCGCCCATGAGGGCGGCTTAATTATTTTCGGTTTGCGAGGCAGCTATGACTGAGGTTATTAACCTTGCTACAGGAGAAAAGCTGTATTATAATTTACCGCCAGCTGAGGCAGTTAAAGTTGCATACCTCCAGGCGGAGAAAGACTGGAACACGTGGCAGTATAAAGAAAAGCGTTTACCTGTTTGTTGGGGTAGATGGCGGTGAATTGTGGAGATTTTACAGCGTTAAAGATACAAAATATATAATAGATAGGCGAAGCCGCNAGGGCGGCTTTTTGTTTATAGGATGCCGGAAACGGAGGGTAGTACACACCATTCGCGAGGCAGGGGCGGGGCCTGGTGTGAATTATGTTCGTTGTGTAGGAGGTTGTAGAAAGTGCAGGTAAATAAAATCCCAATAGGCCAGCTAAATCCTGCAAAATATAATCCGAGAAAAGACCTGCAGCCGGGCGATCCGGAATATGAAAAGCTGAAGCGGTCAATGCAGGAGTTCGGATATGTGGAACCTATCGTCTGGAACAAGCGCACCGGGAATATCGTCGGCGGTCACCAGCGGTATAAGGTGCTTCTTGACACGGGTNNGCAGGAANTNGATTGTGTTGTTGTTGACCTGGACGAAACAAAGGAAAAGGCGCTGAATCTGGCATTAAATAAAATACAGGGCGATTGGGATTATGGAAAACTCAAAGATTTACTACAAGAGTTAGATACCGGAGAAATTGATTTAGAACTTACTGGTTTTGATATGGACGAGATAGAGGACTTAATAGCACAACTCCATGTACCCGAAGAAATTGTCGAGGACGAAGTGCCGGAGCCGCCAGAGGAACCGATAACAAAACCGGGGGATTTGTGGATATTGGGTCGGCATCGGTTGTTGTGCGGGGATGCGACAAAAAAAGAAGATGNTGAAAGGTTGATGGACGGCAAGAAGGCGGATAGCATGATAACAGATCCGCCATATGGAGTTGATTATAGCGGCAAGAATGAGTATCTAAATAAGTTTGATGAAGGGAATAGGATTGAAAAGCCGATAGATAACGATGCTATAACCGATTATCGTAAATTTTTTAGTGATTTTATGGGTTTAGCCCCGTTAGCTGAATATAATACAGTTTATATATTCATGTCCNGCAAAGAGCTTCATTCCCTAAGACTAGCTTTAGATGATTGTGGTTATTCGTGGGGCGACTACCTTGTATGGGTTAAAAATAATCACGTTTTAGGCAGAAAGGACTATAATGCTAAACANGAATTCATTGTGTATGGTTGGAAAGGNAANCATAAATTTTATGGAGGGTTTTCAACAACGGTTTTGGAGTTTGACAGGCCATTAAGAAGCGACCTGCATCCCACTATGAAGCCAATACCACTTTTGGCTAAGTTAATTAATGATGGTTCGCCTGCCAAGGGCAAGGTTTATGACCCATTCGGCGGCTCCGGTTCAACTCTTATCGCCTGTGAGCAACTAAACCGAATCTGCTACATGATGGAGATAGACCCGGTATATTGTGATGTCATAGTACAAAGGTATATTAATCTCAAGGGGCACGACGGAGATGTCTACCTGGAAAGAGACGGCAACAAGATTGCCTTTNCCAACGTAACTTGATTTAATATTCCCAACGTTGGGAGGAACTGACGGGCAAAAGGCGGTGCTGGCTGAATGAAAAGGGTATTTATATCTCACCCCTACAAAGACGACCCGAAGGGGAACAAAAAGCGGGTAGACACTATCTGCAGGGAATTAGCGGAAAAGGANGATATTCTCCCAATAAGCCCNCTNCATTTATTTAGNTTTATGGAGAATGACGATAACAGAGAAGAAATACTCCAGGTNTGTTTCAGGCTTATAGATATATGCGATGAGGTTTGGATATATGGGGACAGCGAAGGGTGCAGGAAAGAAAGGGAATATGCTCTTTCTCAAGGGAAAAGAGTTATAGACAAGCGTGGTGGTTAAAATGGGAAGACCTTCTAAGTTAACACCTGAGGTTCAAGAAAGAATCTGCCAAGCCATNCGTGCTGGCAATTATTATGAGGCGGCATGNGCATATGCTGGTATTGCGTATTCTACCTTCCGTGAGTGGATGGTTAAAGGTGAAAAGGCCAAATCTGGGAAATATCGGGAGTTTATGGAGGCTATAAAAAAAGCAGAACACGAAGCAGAGGTCCGGATGGTGGCCATGTGGCAAAAACACATGCCGGACAACTGGCAGGCAATAGCGACGTTTTTGGAACGGCGCTTTCCAGACAGATGGGGGCGCAGGATGGATGTAAGGCAGGACATCAAGCAGGAGGTGCAAGGGCAGGTGACACAGAGGTATGAGTACGACATTACGCACAGAGTTGAGCAATACGCAGATGTCTACCGCCGGCTTGCACGACGAGGCGTATTTTGCGGCAGTGATGAGGGCGACGATACTGGAGAACCCTTGGATACCGCATGACCCGACCCCCAAGCAGGCAGAATTTTTACTTATGCCGGACATTGAAGTGCTTTATGGCGGAAGTGCCGGCGGAGGGAAATCGGAAGCCTTATTAATGGCAGCGCTGCAGTATGTTGACGTGCCGGGCTATGCTGCTATTTTATTCCGAAGGACTTACACAGACTTAGCGTTGCCGGGGGCACTCATGGACCGGGCCCACGAATGGCTACAGGGAACAGCAGCAAAATGGAGCGAGAAAAATAAAACATGGACGTTTCCCTCCGGAGCTACGTTAAGTTTCGGTTATTTAGAAAGCGAAAACGATAAGTACCGCTACCAGTCGGCCGAGTTTCAATTCATCGGCTTTGATGAGCTTACACAGTTTACCGAAACACAGTATCTCTACCTTTTCTCCCGGCTCCGGCGGCTGGAGGGTTCAAGCATACCGCTCCGGATGCGGGCGGCGTCAAACCCGGGCGGTGTCGGGCACGAGTGGGTAAAACAGAGGTTTATTGTCGGGGACAAGCCTTTTGTACCAGCAAGCTTGGATGACAACCCGTATATTGACCGGGACGAATATATAAAAAGTCTGATGCACTTAGACCCGATAACCCGAGAACAGCTGCTGAAAGGGGACTGGACCGCAAGGGGAGCCGGCAATAAGTTTAAGCGGGAATGGTTTGAGATTGTTGACAGCTACCCGGCCGATGCCCGGCTGGTCAGGTACTGGGACCTGGCGGCTACGGAACCCAAACCGGGGAAGGACCCGGACTGGACGGCGGGGGCATTATTAGGTGAAAAAGACGGGATATATTACATTATTGACATAAAGAGGACCAGGGCCACACCGCAGGGTGTGGAGAAACTCATTAAGCAGACAGCGGAGCTGGACGGGAAGAGAGTAACGATTTACATGGAGCAGGAGCCCGGCAGCAGTGGTGTTAATACGATAGACCATTACCGGCGTAGGATATTGGCCGGTTTTACTTTTTATGGAAACAAGACAACAGGTTCTAAAGAAATGAGNGCAAACCCAGTTAGTTCAGCTGCTGAGGCAGGGAATATAAAGCTGGTGCGGGGCCCGTGGATAAATGACTTTTTGGACGAAGCAGAATTATTCCCACACGGGGCCCATGACGACCAGGTTGATGCTGTAAGTGGCGCATTTGAGATGTTGGCGAGCAAGGTTGTTAATACGACAGGTATTGATCTTTTAAGAGGGGCGAGGATTTATGGCTAAACAGGGATGGTTAAAGAAAGCCGTCGGCGAAATATCAAAACTCAGGCAGGGTATATTTGGCAGATTTGGCGCTCTCCTTACTGGTCGCTGGAACGTGCCATATGTGTTAAACAGCACCCGGGTGGACTATGAGCTTGCCCGGCAATTGTATCACAACACCAATGAAGACTATAAACTGGGGGCCGGCTTCGCCAAGCCCATAATAAACACTCTGGCCGGTTTCATGGGCGTGCCGCATTTCCGGTGCAAGGACGAGAATGCTCAGGAAGTCCTGGACGAGCATGTAAGCCGCTGGGTTAGCCGGATGCAGCGAACTCACCAGCTGAGCTTGCGAGACGGGGACTGCTTTGTGATGTTGGCCAATCTGGAAAATGATGACCCGCTATTTCCAGATGAAAAGAATCGGATTGATTATATAATCATTCCTCCGGAGCAGATAGCGGATATAGAAATAGATTCAATCACTAGAAAGCCTGTTACGTACACAATTAAAGCGAGAAGTAAATGGGATGAAGGAAGACGGGAATATACTGTAACACAGAAAATAACGGCCGATAGAATTGCGGTCACTGTAGAGGGAGATGCCCCGGAAGGCCTGACAAGTGAAATACGACCTAACCCTTGGGGGTTTATTCCGATAATTCACTTCAAGAATGAGCCGGAGGAAACGGAGTTATATGGCACAAGCGAGCTGGAACCGATAGAACCATACCTGAAAGCCTATCATGACGTGATGCTCCATGCCATGCAAGGGAGCAAGATGCACTCCACTCCTAGGCTAAAGCTTAAGCTTCGGGACGTGCAAGCTTTCTTGGCCAACAATTTCCCGGAAGCGCTAAAGGCAGTTCAGCGCGGAGAGCAAGCC